ACTGTTGATAAGAGTAGCGTTGATAACAGATGCGAACTGTTCGTACCAATTATCGTTAGTTGCATCGTTCCAAGTAACGAGCAAGTTAGATAGGTTAACGCCGTTAGAGTCTACTAACTGCTCAGACGACATTACAGAGTTGATCTTCAACATACCTGTTGCTGGTGTGCTGCGTTTTGGTGTATAGCTTACAAGGCGAGCAAGTTTAAGAATGCTATCGCGACGTTCTGCTGTATCTAAGAAGTTTTCACGAGCGTTTAAATCGGTGCGGAATGCTAGTGATTGTCCTAAGAAGGCGATAAGGTCGATAAGCGCAATGTACTCGCTGGATTCCACGAAGTCGTTAAAATCTTCTGGGTAATACAGCTTGATGTAGTCAATCATTGACTTGCGAAGCGTTTCAAAGTCATACGACTGGAAATCAGCTTCACGGAATGTTTGATAAATCTTTTTCCAATCTTCTGCGGCTAGAAGACTGTTTTGACGACTCGATGTTGACATAAAATACGCACCTATTTTATGTATTTATGCAAAAAATTAAGTGGTACTATTATAGTTGCTGTTCGCGGTCAAAGTTGTATTTGATGAATTCAACTTGATTTGTCTCTATGTAGCGTAGTTCTACTGCCAATTGCAGCCCGTTTTCGTACTCGTAAATGTTTAAGCTATCAGCTACAATGCGTGGATCATATTTAATGATGCGGTTTAGGTCGTCAACAATTGCTGTCTTTGTCTCGTCTGTTAACTGTTCAAAAAGCATGTCCCAAATGATAGTTCCGAACTCTGGGTTCATTAGTTTTTCACCCTTGCGAATGCGTAAGTGGTTGTATAAGTCCTGCTTCGCCAACTCAAAGTCAGATAGCCTGTACTTCTTTTGGCGATTGATGGTCGAGAATCCGTTGTAGAGTGGCATTTAGTATTTATGTATCTACGAATTGGCTATTTGAATCGCTTGCTTACCAATATTTAGATAAGCAGTGTATAGCTCAGAGTGTGTGGTACGCTTGCTTGCCATACCAACCGCCACTGTTCTACCAAGAAAATATGAAGCTATCATTAACCCAGCTAACTCAGACACATTTGAAAATTCAAATAATCCAGAATAGATAAACAATAGTAGACGATTCATCTCCATTTCTTGTGTATGGTCCGAACCTAAGAACATTGCTTGCGAATTAAATCCATGGAACCCAATCCATTTTCCAGCTTGCGTATATCCCAGTAGCTCTAAATATTCAGGAGTCATTGCATACTTACCAATTGCACCAATGCCTACAAAGTGGTAGTTCCCCTTTGACGTTTGCTTACTAATTGCTGCTTTGATCGCTGACACTTCATGCGGCATCAACGGCCCTATCGTAATGCCGTTGCCTAGTAAATCATCTTGTGTTAACGGATCAAAAAATATCATACACTTCCCATTTGCGTTATTGAACTACCACTCATTCCTGGCATTGGTTTTGGCCCTTGGTTGCCCTCAGCAACACTGCCAGCAGTATTGCCATCACTACATGTTGATCGTGCAGGGGATGCAGTCGGGTCACCAAACGGTTCATGCGTTGGTGCAATAGGTACAATGGACGCAAACTTCTTGTCCATGGGTTTCCACTTAGGATGACTGCCTTGTGGAGTTGGATCTAAGTGGTACCCACGTGCAAGTGGCGTTGGCTTCTTAAATGCTTTTGCATCAGGAGCAGTAGGTCCGTTCATGTGGATGGCTGCCGCAGTTTCTAAATACTGACCGCCAGCTTTGAAGCCAATGTTGCCACCAGCTTGCACCATTAGGTCACCACCAACTTTCATTGACGTGAATGAGTCAGATTGAAACGCCATCTTAGATCCCGACTTTAGTCCAACTGCGCCGCCAAACATATTGAGTTCAGCATCAGCACGTAATGTAAGTTGGCCAGGCGTTTCAGATATGATAGCTGCACTAGCATATGAGTTAATTTGGGAGCCTGCGTTAAAGTTAATACTACGGTCAGCATGTACATTAAAGTCTTTTTCAGTACGGAAGCTAATAGAATCAGTGCCATAGAAATAAAACTTGCCCTCTTTGGTCATTTCAAACCAAGCAGTACCTTCTGCGTTTGCCACGTACACAAACCCATGCGTGTCGTTCATCATGATTTGATGCCCAGCAGATGTGCGCAAACGTACTATACGATTCTTGCCGCTTTCATCTCCGTCATCCATAACAAACGTATGCCCGCCTAAGCGATAGCGTGGACCGTCAACATTGTTTAAGTCAGGCATCCTTGGCGCAGGTGCCTCTGGACCAGGTGTGCTAATACCAAATACACGGCTAGGGCTTTCGCGTTGACTAGAGCTAGTTATAACCCCACGTATCTTATCATCCTCTAATCCCTCTTTAAGCAACCGCAATACTTGTTCTTCGTGCGGTGGCTTCTCAATAGTTAAGAACTCTGACCACTTTGGCCACAATCCTTTGTTTACTTCGTTAAATTCAGTAACTGGATAAGGTGGTGTTGGCATGTCGTCAATAAGTGTCTTATCAACTGTAGTTTTTCGCGTGTCGTATTTAGAGCCCGCTAACCCTGGAATCTCGTAATGAGTTAGCTCTGGCATTACGCAAGCAAACCAGTAACCCTTGTTTGGATCACCTGCCACAAAGGTAAGCAATACGCTATTGCCTACATCAGGTGGAACAAACCACATACCGTATGCATGATTAACTTGTTCGTAGATGTTCTCTTCAGATTTTTCAGTACGTGCTCGTGGCCAACGAGTTGCACCCATGAACGGGCTTGCATAGCTAACTGTTACCCATTGGGACTCTTCGGTTTCAGATCCACCAAAGTCAGGGATGAACACCCGCAATCTTCCTGCACGAGTTGGATCAACATTATTTTTAACGATGCCGATGTAAGGACCTGCGTCCTTGTTAACACCATACGCACGAGTTTTGTCAACGTGTGTTGGTACCTTACCGTAAAGTCTATCATTAGATGGCATATTAAGCTATTGTCCCGCCGTTATTTGTTGTTGTAATTCCTAGCCCCTTGACCGTTGATGTAGCAACATCAAGATCATTGACGTTGATTGGTGGTTTATTGGGTACGTCAAGATATGGTTCTTCTGGACCTACGTTTTGTGCCACTACACGGGATTGATCTCGGGTATCTTGTCCTGCGTTAGTCATCATGTTGCCCAATCCACCTTGCACATCTACGTTTATCCTGTTTGCTGCACTTATCGCAGTATCTATTGCAGACATTCCTAGTTTAGTAGGAAATGACATCGAAACTGGACCAAGTGGTCTGAATCCTACATCTTTTGCAATGTTAGGCATTGCTGAAACATCTAGTGGAGTCAATGAATATGGGCTTGACGAACCAACTGTTTGTGGTACTGTCTGTAATGGTTTATTAAACTGACCTAATGCAATACCAGGTACCTGGTTACTTTCTGTTCGCACATTGTTTACTGCACTTGCTGGGCCTAATGCTTTGCCGTTTCCATTTGCACTACTTGAATTACCTCCCTCAGAGCTACTACCTGATATGCCGCTAGAATTGCTTGCACTACCACTGGAAGTGGCAGTGTTATCCGAAGGTTGTAACGGATAACGAGTCATAGTAAGCTCTTGAGTAAACTTACCACCCGCAAATTCACTATCTACCCCAAGTATTTTGTATAGCCCCGAAAATATACCAATCGAATATGGGCCTTGTCCTGGTACCGCCATACCCAAATTCATATCATAATCGCTTGCTGATTTGAAGTTGACCATAACGAATATATTTCCAGTATCCATAACCAAGCTACCATTGTCAGTGTATTCTTGACCTGGATCAACATTCCAAAAAGTTACGTCATCTTGTTTAATAAAATCTGGGTCGCCAACTATTTTTAGTTTTATATCTAACAAATCTCCTGATACTACAGTCTCCTGCATTTGACGGCCAATATCTCCATTTGTAGTGCTTGATAAGCCTGCATTTGCACCCTGCGATCCCGCTTGTTGATTGCGCTCACCAGTAGTATTCTTGGACAATGAGTTTTCAGAATCTGCTCCTGCTTGCGCGGCCGCCTGTGCTTGGTTTGGGCCCGATACAGTTAATGATTCAGTTTTAACTGAGCTTTTGGCCGCATTGCCAGCCTCTTGGGTTGATGCATTAGTAGTTAACGCACTATAGAACGATGTATCAAACGTTAAGTCTAAATTTATAATGTCCTTGTTTTTTCCAGTAAAGATATAGTTATATTCTTTCTTAGGATCTCTTGCTTCGGCAAGCGGGAATGACCTATGCTTAGAATTGTAAAACGTATAAGGCATAATACGATAGATGTGCTGGCGCATTAGACGATTTGATCCAGCGTCAAACGTCTTATATATCATTCTCGGAATGATCTTAAACCATTTCATTGGGCCGGGTGCAGGAGCACCTTGTCCACGATCTGGATCTTTAAGTTGGTCTTTAATGAACGTACTATTTCGTATTAACATACCAACCACTTCAGTTATTGCAGTACCTTCTGCAATAGTCATTATGATTTGCGGGAATTTTCCTGGCTCAGCTTTAGTTGTAGCCCCTTGCTGCTTTTCAGTCCCTGCTGCTGGCATATGACGTTCTTCTTTTTGTATTTCTTCGTCAGTTACAAACTTAGCGTTAGCTATGTCTGGATGAATCTCAAATGCAATAGAGTCGCTAACAGAAACTTGTTTATCTGCCAATTGGCTTTTGTACCATTTGTTGACAGCACCAGTGAAACTTTTTACTGATTCATGACTTTTGTCATACGACACAACTTGCCCATCAGTTGGTGCTGGATCTCCATCAATATCGCATAGCAATGCTTCGCCTATGCTATTGGCCGTTATTTCGATTTTAATCGGTGTAGAGCCATGCGCTTGACCCAACGTCGTTGAGTGTGGGGCAGGGGTTGCTTTGCATTGATATTCTGAACCACGATGCGATACCTTCATTGTCATTTCATTGATCTTGATTGGCATTACTTTAGCTGGGATAGGTAGCTTTAAGACTTTGCCATCATCAGTGTATCCGTAAAACTCTATTTTCAAGAGATAGATCATGTCTACAACTTTATCGTAGCCAATGTCTCCTGCTTCAGCAATGAGACGGTTAAACAACGTAACACCAAGTGGCTCAATGATTAGGAACTCAAAATCCATTGAATTAGTATTTTGCGTCTGAGCAGTAGCGCCAATAACCGAATGAAACTTTAAGTTGTTGAAGAAAAAGTCTTCTTTAAAGTGCGGGCTTCTGTTTGTTTGAATACCACCGCTAGCCATGAGTAGGCGAGTTCCCTCAGGAGTAAC